GCTCATGCCTGCTCGATCTGCAGGTCGGCAGCGCGTCCCGGTTCAAGGTGACCAAAGACGGCGGGTTCGCGAGTGCAGGAATCACGTCCGGCGTGATCTGGAACATTAACGGCACCGGCGTGAGCGGTTACGGGATCAATGGTGGTGCGCCATCCATATACTCAAACGGCGTCGAACTTATTCGCGCGCAGCTCGGCACCATCATCCTCAACGGGGCCGTAAGCCTTACGGGAGCGGTCACGTTCAACGCTGACACGACATTCCTTCGCGACGCACCGCACGTCATCGCGCAGCGCAACGGCACGAACGCTCAGACGCAACGTCTCTATAACAGCTTCACGGACAGTTCGAACTACGAGCGCGCAAAGATAGAGTGGGCGTCCAACGTCCTGCGGATCGGAACTGAGCAGGCGGGCACTGGCTCTGCCCGCGCCATGGAGTTTCAAACTGGCGGAACGAGCCGTTGGCAAGTAGATGCAAGCGGGAATCTACTGCCGTCCGCAACGACGACGTACAATCTCGGCTCATCGAGCGCAAGAATCGCTTCTGGATTTTTTGGATCAGAAGTGAGCATTACAGACCGCGTTTCGTGCGCTCGTGTTTTGCTTGGCAGCTCCGGCAGCATTTTCCACGGAAACAACATAGATGGCGTTTTCCGCTTATTTAATTTGACGCTTAACGACTTCAACCGCCTTTGCTGGGGCAACAATTCGTCGTCGTTTCCGTCTCTGAAACGCTCGTCCACAACGCTGCAGGCGCGTCTTGGCGACGACAGCGCCTTTACGAATATCCAAGGCAAGTTGACGACCGAAACAAACTACGCGGCGGGCGCTCCGACCGCCACGGGTTATCTCACAATCTATGACGCGACGGGGACTGCTTACAAGGTCCCGGCCGTCGCAGCGTAAGGAGGGGTCATGTTGAACGTCGGATTCACTCAAGCGGACCTCGACGCCTTGCATCGCCTCATAGACGCGGCGGTGCGGGCGAGCGGCATCGAAGGAGCGCGTCTCGCCATTCCTCTCGTTGAAAAGATCGAAGCGGCGATCAGAACCGCTCGTGAAGCTGAAAAGGACAACTCAAATGGCTGAAATCAATCTCAACCCGATGCTGGTGTCTGCGGTCGAGTTCGCCTGCGCCGCCTACAATGCGTCTCTCCCGCCTGTGGTTGATCCTGAAACCGGGGAAAGCACGCCGGCAACCGGAATGTCGCCAGACGAGTACATGCGCTTTGTCGGCCTTCGCGCAGTCATTTCCTATGCACGTCAGCAGGCGGCGGCTGAATATGAAGCCGGCGACATCAACAAGGCTGAGCGTGATGCGCGCATGGCGGCAATCGCGGCCATCGAAAGCGCCTGACGCCTTGGCGCACTAGCGCCTCCAAGCATCGGAGAAGTCATGCTTCGCAACCGTGCCCTCTGGCGCACGGCGGGCGCGCTGTTGCTTACGCTCGCCATCGCCGTGTTCTTTCTCGCCGTTGTGCTTTCGCCGCTGGCCTTCGCGCAGGAGAGCCATGCCGAGTTCTGGCGGCAGGAGGCGGCGAGGCAGTCTGCGCATCATCCGGCTCATAAGATCAAGCATGTGCCTGTGCATCGCAGGGCGAAGGCCGCGCCTGTCCGCGTGACGGGCTCCGCGCCCCTTCTCGCCGTGGCCTCCCGCTATGTCGGGCGGCGCAATCCCACCGGCACGCGCGGCCCGTGGTGCCGTGACTTCGTGAACCACGTCGTTCGCAAGGCTGGCCTTCCCTTGGCCGACACCTCTCGCCGGGCGCGTGACGCCGTGCGCCTCGGGCGGCGCGTGTCTCAGCCAAGGCCGGGCGATCTGGCCGTCATGCGCTCGCACGTCACGATTGTAGCGGGGTTCGAGGCGGGCCGCGTGGTGGGCCTTGGCGGAAACCAATGCGGGGGCCGCGTCTGCGTCTCTCGCTACGCGCAGGGGCGGGTGATCGCTTTCATCAGAGTAGGGGCCTGACCATGAAGCTTGTCCCCGACGCCAAGGACATCCTCAAGCGCGCGTGGTCCGTCCGGTTGCAGGCTGCGCAGATCGTCATCTTCGGCGTGACGCTCGGGCTTTTCACGATCTGGCCCAGCCTTTCGGAAGTCCTGCCCACCAAGGTTTTCGTCATCGGCGCGGTCGTCTTGGGAATGCTGACGATCTTCGCCCGCGTCATCAAACAGCCGGGGATGGACGATGAGTAAGAAGCCCTCTCGCCTCAAGCAATCCGCCGCCGTCGCTGCTGTCTGCGCGTCCTTTGTAGGCGCGTGGGAAGGGCTTCAAACTGTGGCCTATCGGGATGTCGTGGGCGTCTGGACTGTGTGCTACGGCGAGACGGAAGGCGTCAGGAAGGGCGACCGCTATAGCGTCGATCAGTGCAAGGCGATGTTGGTCCGTCGATTAGAGGACTACGCCGCGCCGGTAGAGAACTGCATCAAGCGCCCGATGCCGGACACGACATTCATTGCCTTCACGTCGCTTGCCTACAATATCGGGACGGGCGGGTTCTGCAAATCGTCCGTCGCTCGCCTCTATAACGAAGGTCGGACACGGGAAGCCTGTGAAGCCATGATGCGGTTCAATCGTGCTGGCGGCGTCGTCTGGCGGGGGCTCACGAACCGTAGGACGCAAGAGCGCGCCTTGTGCCTGAAAGCGGAGGACATCGGCTGATGGGCCTCCTTTCATGGCTTACCGGGATCGGGCTCCCGTCGCTTGTCGGGTTTGCCTGCTTTGCCGGGGCCATCGCCGCATGGTTCCGCGTGCCGGTCTTGGGCCACTACATCGGGCTTGGGCTCGCCATGATAGGCGTCGGCTTCCTCGCCCATGCCAGCGGGTACAGCGCGGCGCGTGAAGCCTGCCAAGAGGCGGCAGTGCGTTCCGAACTGGCCCAGGCGAAGCAAGACCTCGCCATCTCTCAGGAAGCCGCAAAGCAGGCTCAGCAGCTTGGCGAACGTCTGGCGGCATCGGAAGCCCGGAACATGGAGATAGTCAATGAACTGGCGAACCGCCCGGTCCCTGATTCTTGCCGGTTGTCTGGCGACGATATTAAGCGCCTGCTCGGCATCAGGTGATCCGCCGATTGTGCGGGTTCTCCCGCCGCCGCCCGATAGCGCGAAGCCTGTCGTGGTCGCACAGCCTCGCAAGGGCGAAAGCGCCGTCGCTGTGGCGGCTAGGGAACGCGCCGGTAGGATCGCGGCCAACAGTCGGTTGAAAGCTTTCCGCGAATGGTACGAGGCTGTCCGCCTAGCCTATTCGGAGAAATAGTGCAGACAGGGCTTGATACCTGCTCGCACCCGGAGGGGGATTCGAACGCCCGGTCACGGCACGCCGTACATAGGCCGCTGGTTTACCGCTAACCGACTCCGGAACGCAAAGGGTGGCGAGCCCTCGGGCGTGTCCTTCCACGCCGCTGCACTATGTGAAATTTAACAAAACGCTTCGATAAAGCAACAGCGGACGCCGGGGCTGCGCTCACAGTCCCGACGCCCTACCAGCGGCGCGGCGCTCACCGCGATCACTGGCTCTGGAATGCTCCCATGCTCGGGGTTAACAGGCCGCTAATCGGGGGCAATTGGAATGGGCGAAGAAGGCGTTAAGCGGGTCATGGACGCGGCGTGGCGGAACCCACTTGCCGCAGCCGGGATTGGCGCTGCCCTTATAAGCGGGGCCGTCGCAGCGACCACGATCTACAATAAGATTGATCAGGTAGGCGAAGACATCGTGAAGATGAACGCGGCCTTTACAAAACGCCTCGACGACTTGGAGCGGGACAAAAACGCCATGCTCCTGCAAATCGGTAAGATTGAGCGCGATCAAACATGGATGGCCAAGACGCTAGAGCGGAGCAACGGACAGCCTTCGTCAGTCTATCCTCAGCGAAGCCCTCAATAATTTGCCTAATATTGTACTTTACGTACCCAAGGAATTGACCTAATGTTCACCGAAGCTAAAGGGGACGCTTCCAGCCCGGCCGGATTCGTGGCAGTCGAACAAGGTAACCGCCTCAGTGGAAGATCGGCTCAAATGGTTGATTCATTTACCATCAGGAACTTCCGAAGCATTTCGGAGGCGAGCGTTCCGGATTGCAGGCTGATCAACGTCTTGGTCGGGGACAACGGGAGTGGGAAGACCGCGCTCTTGGAGGCGTTGTTTTTGGCTGCGGGCGTATCCCCTGAGCTGGCGCTGCGAGCTCGTAGTTGGCGCGGGTATGAGGGCGGATCGTTCACCGGTAGCCCGGAAGATATGCACCGAGCTTTATGGAGCGATCTCTTCTTTAACTTCGAGACGCAGAAGGCGGTCGTTGTTTCCATGAAGGGGACTGGCGAACAGCACCGATCAGTCACCTTCAGGCTCAATAAGCGCGGGCAGAGGACAATAGTAGCCCCGGACCGAAAGAAACAGAGGGTACAGCCCAAAATTGAGCCCGCTCCGCTCGCAGAGTTTAAGTGGCAAATTCAAGGGCATCCCGACGTGAAAATGGTTCCGACATTTGAAGACGGGAAACTTATCTTTCCGCCTAGCGCAGAGTCGGTTGTCCAAGCTTCTTTCTTCGCCGCGAACCGCACGGTTTCATCCACTGAAATCGCTAATCGATTCTCAAAGCTCAGCCGCACTTACGCTGAGATGCAATTCGTCGAGAACTACAGGGCGATGTATCCGCAGATTTGTGGACTCTCGGTCGAGGTAGGCGCGGGTGTGCCAATGTTGTACGCGGCTATTGATAGAATAGCCGAGAAAATCCCGCTTGGCCTAGCTTCGGGCGGAATGAATAAGCTTGCGGGAATCTTGCTAGCCATGCAGGAGCACGCCGGCGGGATAGTGCTAATCGACGAGATCGAGAATGGCTTCTATTACGAGAGGCTTCCGCAGGTATGGCGGGCAATACTGCATTTCGCTCGTGAATACAAAACGCAGGTTTTCGCATCTACTCACAGTTCGGAGTGCCTGTATGCAGCCGCCAAATTGGCTGAGGAATCACCCGCTGAGTTTTCGATGATCCGAACCGTGATCCCTGAATATCGAACGGTTGTTCGCTGTTTCGATGGGGCAAAATTTGCGGGAGCGGTGCTTAGCAACGTCGAAGTGAGATGAACCAGCCGCCGGCGAAATTTGAAACGGAATGGTACGCTTTTGGACTTTACAAGAGCCAGCGATTCTAGTAGGTTAGGCGCATTGGAGGAATGCGCCCATGAACATTATCGAGGTCTTTCAGTCCTTTCAGACGCAGGAACAGGCGATTGAGTTCCTTGAAAAGGTTCGCTGGGGCGACCAACCGTCCTGCCCCTACTGCGGCAGTCTGAATTGCGGTCGCCACGCTAGCCCCGATAGGAAGATGCCGCGCTGGCAGTGCCGCGATTGCAGCCGCGCGTTTTCCGTGACCGTAGGAACCCTTTTTCATGGCACTCATATCCCGCTCCGGGATTGGTTTCTTGTCCTCGCGTTGATGCTAAACGCGAAAAAGTCCGCCAGTGCGTATCAGATTGCGCGGGACTTAGGAAAGCGCCGCCCCACGGTCTGGAGCATGATGCAGCGCATTCGCACTGCAATGGCCAATGATCCTGCCCAAGAGAAGCTGCTTTACGGCATTGTAGAGGCCGACGAAACCTATGTTGGCGGAAAGCCTCGCAAGGGCAACAAGCGGGACGATGATAAGCCGAATAAGCGCGGTCGCGGGACGAAAAAGGTTCCGGTGATCGGTGCGGTTGAGCGCGGCGGCCGAGTTGTGGCCAAAGTTGCCGATCCGGCCGACCTTTCCGCCAAAGGCATAAACAAGTTCATCGTTCGCTTTGTCGATCCGGCAGGTTCGATCCTGATTACGGACGAGTACAGCGGTTACAATCGAGTGAGCGAAACGATGCTTCACGCAGTCGTCAATCATGCCCGCGAATATGCGAACGGGCATGTTCATACCAACACAATCGAGGGCTTCTGGTCGCTCGTGAAGCGCGCTTGGTATGGCTCGCATCACCATTACAGCCGCAAGTACATGCCGCTCTACATCGCGGAAGCGTGCTACAAATACAACCGACGCGAATCGAAAACTGCTTTCGCAGATTCGCTGCGCATGTTCGTGGGGGCGGCATGAACAAGCTTTGGTATGGTGACAACCTCACCATCATGCAGGGCATGAAGAAGCATTCGGTGGATCTGATCTACCTCGATCCACCCTTCAAATCCGATGCCAATTACAATTTGCTCTACAAAAACATGACCGGGAAGCCGGTGCCTGAACAGGCGGAAGCCTTTTTCGACACATGGGAGCTAGATGCGGCAAAGCTTGAAGTTGCGCGCACCATGCCCGTCCTGATGCGGGAGTACGGTGTCGATGATAACTACGTGGAGTTCTGGCGCATATGGATGCAGGCGCTTCGGAACACGCAGCCGGAGCTTCTGGCCTACCTGATCTACATGACGCAGCGCCTCCTTCACATGAAGAGCATCCTGCGTCCAACCGGCTCCATCTATTTGCACTGCGATCCTACCGCCAGTCACTACATCAAGGTGATGATGGACGGCATCTTCGGCCATCGCAATTTTCGGAACGAAATTATTTGGCGGCGCACTGGTGCGCACGGCCGGGCGCGGCGCTGGGGGCCGATACACGACACGATTCTGTTCTATTCTGCCAGCGATGCCTACACATGGAACCGGGTGCTTGAAGCCTATGATGCGGACTATCTGGAGAAGTTTTACCGAAACGAAGACGAGTACGGGAAGTATCAGCCGATATCGTTGACTGGCCCCGGCACGCGCACCGGAAGCTCGGGCAAACCGTGGCGCGACATTGATCCTGGCGAAGGCGGGCGCCATTGGGAACTCCCGCCGGATCGTGCTCTCCCCGACTGGTTTGAATTCCCGGAAGGCTACGCGCAAATGGACTGCCAAGAGCGGTTGGACGTGCTTGATGCGGCCGGACTGATCTACTGGCCGAGTCGTGGTTCTGTGCCCCGCTTCAAGCGGTACGCAACCGTGGCCGGCGGCAATCCGATTCAAGATATCATCTCAGATATCCGCCCCGTGGGGTCGCATTCAACAGAGCGGCTGGGATACCCAACCCAAAAGCCGGTTGCGTTGTTGAAGCGCATTATCCAAGCATCGTCCAATGAGGGCGATGTCGTCTTTGACCCGTTTTGCGGCTGCGGAACCACGATCTATGCGGCCGAGGAACTTGGGCGAAAATGGATCGGATGCGATGTCGCGATCCTGTCCGTGAAGCTTGTTCGCGAGGTGCTGACAGAGCGATACCGTCTGGTGGAGGGCAGCCATTATGAGGTGGACGGCATACCTGTCAGCGTGGAGCAGGCGGAAGACCTCTTCCGCAGGGATGCTTTCCAGTTCCAGCACTGGATTGTTGAACGGGTTGGCGGCTTCCCAATGCAGAAGAAGGTCGCCGACC